GAACCAGAGGAGTATGAAGAATGAAAACATACGATCTTAAATTGACGCATGAACAAGTGAGAACGCTTCAAACAATTCTTAATCAGGATATTGAAGATACTATGATTGCAGAGCCAGAGATTGAAGATTTTCACTGTACCCGTACAATGAGGTATTGGCTGCACAGAGCAGAAGTATTAGATGCACTCAATCAATTGCGTAAGCAAATAAGAGATGAGATCATTGATGCATAGTTATTTGTATAGACTAGGCATTGCCACCTCTGTCTGGTTTAACGTACTGCTAGGCGGTTCCTCGAACCAAACTTTTAGTGCACGTAACTATCAGTGGCAAAAAGATCACAGGTTTAACTTGGTATTTTTGATCGACTTGATCTGTGGAAAAGGGCATTGTATGACATGTTGGTCATATTGGATGATTAGAAAAGGAAAATGGTAATGACTAATCAAAAACAAACTATCTTGAAGCACCTTAAAACTGCAGGTTCAATCACAGTGCGTGAAGCTCTGATTGAATACAGCATAAGCAGCTTGACCAAGCGTATCCAAGAGATGCGTGAAGAGGGCTACGACATTCTATCTATGAAAAAGTGGCACCCTGTCACCAATCAACGGTATGTGCGTTACTACCTACAAGGTTCACCTAAATGATCTATCGTGTATGGCTTAGTGATGCTAAAGGTTTTGACTTCTGTTACATCAGCACGAAGAACCGTCTTGAAGTAGATAAATTATTGGAGAAGTATTCTAAATGGGAAAACGTCAAAGCAAGGGTAGTGCAGTGTGAACAGCGCAACAAAAGAAGGATGTTTGTACGAAAAGGGAAAAGTATATACCCCGAGAAACTGCATATCAGTGAGGAAGCTTATGTATTCTCTGAAAAGACAGATAGATGATCTAGAGTGGGAAGGTGACTTTAAGCGCGCTGATTTCCTACGCACAGATCTGGCGCATATAACTGAGTTAGATAAGAAAGGTGATGTATGGTTTCCTTCATTTTAAAGTATAGCATCGTGTTATTAATTTGTGCTGCTTATGTAATTGGTTTTGTTGCTTTGATGTTTACTAGCAATGAGGAGCTAAGCAGTGCAAAGCGAAAAGGATTGCGATAACCCTCACGATGATGCGTCACACTGGGCGGGCAACATGCCCCCCAGTAAAAAAGGAGACAAGGACAATGAGAAAAGTAAAGATCCCAAAGGCAACAGACAAGGTAAGTAAGCTTATTGATTACTACCTGCACAGCCCTGCCTTTGCTAAGCTCAGCCCTCGCAGCCAGAAAGATTATGAGTATCACTTGGCTAGAGTTAATAAATCTATTGGCAGTAAGGTTATCGAAGATGTTACAGCCGGTATGCTAAACAAAGCCTATGAGAAGTGGGAACAAGATCACGGCATACGCACAGCTAATTATACAAAGTCTGTGCTATCTAGGGCATGGAAGTACAGCATGTCCAAGGATGTCATGCGACATAACCCTGTGAGTCTCATAGAGACTAGCACAGAACGTAAAACAAAGACCAAGTGGGATCGGGCATCTGTAAAGGCCTTCCTCACTACAGCGTACAGCCAGTGGCGTTGGCGCAGCATTGGGTTGATTGTTCACATGGCATATGATTGGGGTCAACGTACTGGTGACATGCGTACCCTGACATGGGATGCATTAGATCTGGATCAATGCCGCATGGATCTAACACAATCTAAGCGGGGCGCAGATGTGCACCTGCCTATCAGTCAGAACCTCTGCAAGATGTTACGTGAGCAACACAAAGATTTTGGCTTTCAAGATTACGTTGCACCAAAGGTATCACTGGATCGTGGGCAGGTTAGACGCTACGGCTTGAATGAAATAGCGCCTCTTATCAATGAGGTACTGGACGAAGCTAATCTACCTAGAGAGCTTACAGCTATGTCGCTGCGCCGTACTGCCGTTACTGAAATGATGGAAGCAGGGGTTGACCTAGTGGGTATCATGCAAGTAACAGGGCATGTGAACCCTGCATCATTGAAGCCTTACATGGTCAATACATTCAGTGGTGCAAGCAGAGCTTTAGCAGCAAGAGGTAACGATGATGAAGATTCGTAAATATGTAGGTGATCTATGCCTGACTACGGGTGAGAACCATCGTGGTAACTGTCCTGTATGTGGTGGGCGTAATACGTTCACTGCAACCAACGACAATGGTGTAGTAAAATATAACTGCTACAAAAATACCTGCACTATCGGTGGTTTTATCCACACTGATTTGACTGCTTCAGAAATAATGATGATTATGCGACAAACTGCAGAGCAAAAACGACATAGGGAGAAAGAGACTATGGAGATTCCACAGTATGTTGTTAAGCCTATGCCTACACACCTAAAGTTTAACAGGTTTGTAAGGCGATGGGGTTTGGCAATAGATAATTTACTTTATGACGTTAAGGATGAGCGTGTTGTATTTCCGATACACCACAAGGGGCGCATGGTAGACGCTATCGGTAGGGCTGTAGGTAACACGCAGCACCCTAAATGGTATCGCTACACTGGCAAAGCTGACTACTACACGATAGGTACAGGGTCTGTCCTATTTATTGTTGAAGATGTTGTGTCAGCTATCGTTGCATACCAAGAGTTTCCACATATAACTAGCATGGCTATTCTTGGTACTCAATTAACAGACAAACATATGGAGAAGATAGGTGAATATAATAGGGTTGTTATTGCTCTTGATCCTGACGCTATAGATAAGACTATCAAGTACAGGTCAGAGATACAGGCATGGACAGGGCTACGCACTATGGCTTACATGCTAAACGACGATGTTAAATACAGAGTAGAAGATGACATGGAAAAGTTAGAAGGAATGTTGAACAATGATTAAACCAGCGGTATTACCTCAAGGCTACACAAAGAATGTAGCAATGCACAAAGGTCAGTGGTGGTATGTTATGAATGGTGTACTGAAACAGCCTATAGTACAGTGTGAACAGCGCAACAAAGGAAGGATGTTTGTACGAGAAGAAATGACTGCAGATAATCCTCAAGGCTACATACATAAAGGTAAGGGTAAAAAACCACCACACCCTTATGTGTTGCTTGGATACCACACTCCAGGAGTATTTAAAACTTGGGATGAGGCATTAAATAAAATTAACTCTGAGTCTTTTGAGAAGGGTAAGAGCACAGAAGGTTACGTGTATGTTATAAATTGTGAGGGTGCGTATGACGGTTGGTTAAAAATAGGATGCACTAGATTTATAGAAAGAAGACTTAGCGCATTAAATACAGGATCTCCCTTTAGAGATTATAAGTGTTTACATATGAAATTCTTTTCTGATAGGCACTTCGCAGAAGGTAAAGCGCATAAAGCAGCTAAGCTTATCTTTACAGATCACGACAAACAAAATGGTGAATGGTTTAAGGTGTCAATAGAACAAGCCATAGATATTATTGATAGGATAGAAGAATGATTGAAGCGGTAACAGGTGCATCTATACTTGCGTTCTTAATTATTGGTTTTGTATGTATCATATTGAGTGAGGTAAATAAATGATTGAAGTAACTTTTAAAGCCAGCATGGGTAATGACCTTACGGTCTGTAACGCTGCCCGTGTTTCATTCGGTAAAGAAACTGAGTGGGATTACGAAGAGTCAGATGCTTACAGCTTTAAGCAGCACCTTAAAACAAAAGATAGGAAGCTTATACAATACCTAGCCAAACACAATCACATCAGCCCCTTTGGGCATTGCTTTGCCAGCTTTCACATCAAAGCACCCGTCTTTGTAGCTAGGCAACTTGTGAAGCATAAGTTTCTACGGTGGAATGAGATTAGCCGCAGGTATGTGGACAATGAGCCTGAGTTTTATGTACCTGATACATATCGGGGGCGAAGTCTTGATAAAAAGCAAGGTAGTGCAGGTAAAGTAACTGTATCTGACAACGGTTTTAACGAGATTGCATTGACAGAGTATGAGTACCTACTAGACTTAGGTGTCTGCCCAGAGCAAGCACGTATGGTACTACCACAGTCTATGATGACTGAGTGGTACTGGTCAGGTAGCTTGGATGCGTTTGCTGATATGTGTAAGCTTCGCTGTGCGCCTGACACACAAGCAGAGACAGCAGAGGTAGCGTGGGGAATTGATCGCATTATGGTTGACCTGTTCCCTGTGTCGTGGAGAGCATTAAGGGAGAATGGATGATGAGAGGTAATATTAACGGTGCAATCAAGGCGTCAGCTATTGTAGCTTTACTGATAGCTGCGCCACCTGTGTTGATAGCTATGACGTATGATGATTACCCTAAGTACTGTAAGTTATCAATATTGCTACCATGTATAGGAGTAAGTGATGAATGACATTAAAGTAACAGATGTAGAAGAGCACCGTGATGGTAGCGCTACACTACAAATAGAATGTGCCCCTGAGATATTCGCAGCTATCTTCAACGTAGGGTTTGTAGCTCTTATAAAGAGAGGCTTAGAAAGTGAGAAGTGGCAGACATGTGTAAGCTGTGGTGGCCCCGCGCAGAATGATATGTGTGGCTTTTGCTTAGAGGAAGAATGATATGGCAGAACAAAAATTTGAAGATGCAAAAAGTGAAGGTTGGCTTTATGCAGGAAGAAACTCAAAAGGTGAAATTAAGTTTAGAAAGTACACAAACCAAGATCTGAATTATGTAAAAAAGTATCTTGATGATAAAGGCTTGGCATACTACGTACATGAGAAGGCTAAATTAGTTTTTATATATAAAGATCCTGAGCCTGAAAGTCAGTACAGTGCTAGGTATGCTTACTACTATACTACTGGTATGTGGGGTAATGACAAAAGGAATAAACATTACCATTCCAATGGTATAGAAGATTTTATAGATAGATTCTTTACAACTAAAGAAGAGAACAAGAAATATTGGGATGAAAAAAATAAGAAAGAAAAGATATGAGTATGGCTGGAACAATAGAAGACATGCGTTGGGAAATAAAACTGTTGAAAGATGAAAACAGTAGGCTTAGACGTTTCATTAAGGATCACAAACTGATTCGTGAGTTTGACGATGAAGAACGTAAGAGAGCCTTAGAGAGAGCAAGAATAAATAAATAACTACACTTGTAGGAGACAAGGATGATTGAATTAGCATTACTAAAAACTCTACTTAATAAAGAGTTTTACGATCAACACAAAGGCATACGCTGCCCTGATAAGATCTTTACTAAAGACACACGTAAGATCAAACAGGCGTTAGATACGGCAATGCAGACGTATGAAGAAGATATGTCTGTGTCAGATCTTGAGGCTGTGTTCATGGGGCTTAATCAGACCATGACAACCGCTACGAAATCTGCATTCCAGGATTTATTTCAACGTTTAGCTAAGGCTGAGCCTATTAAGAAAGACATTGCAGAAGATACCTTGAGCCACCTGTTTCAGCAGTACGTTGGTGAGCAGGTTGCCAATCTAGGTTTCGACTTTGTGAACGGTAGTCAGAATAGTCTTGAGCCTTTACGCCGCTTATTAGAGGATTACAAAGATGATTTTACTCCTAACCTTCGCATTGATTGGGATGATATTGACATTGATACATTGCTTGCTGCTAATAATCTTGAAACACAATGGAAGTTTAATATACCAAGTCTCCGTAGAAAGGTGGAAGGCGTTAGTAATGGTCATCTTCTTGTGGTTGGTGCTAGGCCTAATACTGGTAAAACTTCCTTCCATGCCTCTCTGGTAGCCGGTACTGATGGATGGGCATCACAGGGTGCCAAGTGCATTGTACTGTGTAACGAAGAGAGCTACGAGCGTGTCGGTGCACGTTACCTAAGTGCTGCAACCAACATGAGTATGGATGAAGTTAAAGAGAATGTATCACTAGCACGTAAGCGTTACGATCCAGTAAAACAAAACATCCGTATCAAAGACAGTACAAACAAAGATATGAAATGGGTTGAGGCGGTAGTAAAGAATGAAAAGCCTGATATTGTTGTGTTGGATATGGGTGACAAGTTTGCAACCAAGAATAGCGATAAGTCAGACATATACCTCAAGGATGCAGCCATCCATGCACGTAACATTGCAAAGCAGCATAATTGTTGTGTGATTTGGATGTCTCAGCTATCTGCTGTTGCAGAAGGTAAGGTCTACGTTGATCAGTCCATGATGGAAGGGTCTAAGACAGGTAAGGCAGCGGAAGCAGATCTTATGGTTTTAATCTCTAAAGACCCTATCGTAGAAGGGCAGTCGGAAGAGTCAACACGGCGGCACCTAAACATTGCCAAGAATAAACTAAAGGGTGGGTGGCATGGGGTTGTCCACTGTGAGTTAGATGGTGAGCGTTCACTCTACACCGCTTAGGAGAATAGATGAGACTTGTATTAGATGTAGAGAACAGCATCACATGGCGTGATGGTAAGACGTTCATTGACCCTTACGAGGTAGGCAACCACCTTGTTCAGGTAGGCATGGTAAATGCTGATAACAAAGAAGAGATTATGCTTGTTACCTTAGATCACAATGAGCATAAGGATTCAGATGGTCAAGGTAGAGCCTTGATACAGAAGTTACTTGATAAGACTACACTGCTTATCATGCACAATGCCAAGCATGATCTTATGTGGCTATGGGCTAGTGGATTTACGTATGATGGCGACATCTATGATACCCTGTTGGCAGAATACATATTGTGCAGAGGGCAGAAGCCCAAAGAAGGTATCAGCCTATCAGCCTGTGCTATTAGAAGAGGCTTAGCAGAGCAGAAGGAAGACTACCTTACTGCTTGTATAAAGAAAGGAATAAACACCCATGAGACGGATCTCGACTCTCTTAGCATTTATCTTCGGG